GAGCGGAAGCGTTACTGTAACAATAACAGGAGCGTAGTCTAATGGCTAACACTACTTCTGGAACTACAACGTTTGGAAAAAATTTTGCAATAGACGATATTGTAGAAGAAGCTTTTGAACGTATCGGTATACGAGGAGTTTCAGGATATCAACTAAAGACTGCAAGACGTTCTTTAAATATTTTATTTCAAGAATGGGCTAACAGAGGTATTCATTTATGGGAAATAGCAGATGGATACTTGACACTAGTTGCTGGAACCAATGAATATATTGGCTATCGTTCTAGTGGCGATGGCACATCCACACTATTAAATAGTGCTGGTGCTGCTTTATATAGTGTTGATGATGTTTTTGAAGCATCTTATAGAAGTAATGCAGGTACAACAAGTCAATCAGATAGTCCTCTAACTAAAGTTTCTAGATCAACTTATTCAGCTCTTTCAAATAAATTAGCACAAGGACAACCATCACAATATTGGGTCCAAAGATTTATAGATAGAGTTACAATAACTTTATACACAACACCAAGTTCAAGTCAGGCTGGTGACAGAGTTCAATTTTATTACATGAAAAGAATTGATGATGCAGGAGATTATACAAATGCAGCCGATGTTCCATACTACTACATTCCGTGTATGTGTGCAGGATTAGCTTATTATTTAAGTTTAAAATATGCACCAGACAGAACACAAAATTTAAAACTTTTATACGAAGACGAACTATTAAGAGCGGAGGCAGCGGATGGGTCAAGCAACAGTACATTTGTTACACCTAAGACCTATTACCCTAGTGTTTAATTATGGCAAGATTTGCAAAAGGAAAATATGCATTAGCAATCTCTGACATTAGTGGCCAAGCATTTCCATGGAATGAAATGGTCACACAATGGAATGGGTTATTTGTACACTATTCTGAATTTGAATCTAAACAACCACAACTAGATCCTAAACCAAGTCAAGCTGATCCAACTGCTTTACCAAAATCAAGACCACAACAACCACCACCTGATACATTAAGATTTTTAGATTTTAATCCTTTAAGAACTTTTGCTGCAGGCTCACCAATTATAAATGTAAACTCTCCTAATCATCAAAGAAATTATGGAGATCAAGTAAGATTTAGAGGAGCTCCTACAACCAGCTCTGCTGCTTCAACTGATCCACAGTTTAGTAATATTGCAAACATCGATGGAATTACTGGAGCAACTATTTGTCAAGCTGCGGGTTACACAGTTTATCCTGGTTTATATACTAGTTATACAACAACATTAAATGGAGCCATTGATGCAACTACAACAGATGTCATTTTATCTACAGTAAGTGGATTCAACGGAGTTGCAACATCACCTTTTGAACCTACAATTGCAAATCCAAGTGGCACACCGACATATGGTGCATTAGTAGGAACAGAAATTATTAGTTACACTGGAGTTGGTCCAGCAGATAATATTCAACAAACATTTTCTGTGAGAGTTGTAAATACTGCAAGTGGTAATAAATATTATATAGATAATGTACAACAAGATACATTAACTTTTATTAAAACTGGGACATATACTTTTAGTCAAACTGATTCTACTAACGAAACCCACCCTTTAAGATTTTACACAGCAGCAGATAAAAGCGGTGGAGAATATACAACTGGAGTCACAACGTTTGGTACTCCTGGAGTTACTGAAGGTGCATATACAAGAATTGTTGTAGATAGTTCAGCGCCTGCCACATTATATTATCAATGTTCAAGCCATGCAGAAATGGGTGGTCAAATTAATATAACAGAAGTTACAGACAATCAATTAACTGGGGTTACAAGGGGAGCTTTTGGATCTACAGCTGCTTCTCATAATTCAGGTGTTTCAGTTAGACTATTATTAACGCCAGCAAACAATTATTATTTTACTGCAGGTAGTAATGCAACTACTGGACAAATCGCTGGAGGAGGTTATAATGTATCTTCAGGTCCGGTAACATTAAAAACAATAGGACCACAGGCATAATATGGCATACACTTTAACAAACTTACAAGACGATATAAAAAGTTACACAGAAGTAGACAGCACAGTTTTTACTGAAGCTGTCTTAAATAGATTTATACAAAACGCAGAAGAAAGAATTTATAGATCGTTTGATGCTGACATGGAAAGACACTATGCTACATCAACTACAATTATTGGAAACAGATATGTTACCATCCCAGCAGATTTAAGGGTCATTAGATATGTTCAACTAAAAGATAGTTCTGGTAATCAAGTCTATTTAGAGCAAAGAGACCCTAGTTATATAGCGACTTATTACGACACACCAGGCACTGCATCTACCACTCTTCCTAAATACTATGCTAATTGGGATGAGAATTATTGGGTTATTGCACCTACGCCTAACGCAGCTTACGAAATTACGTTGGCGTATAATAAGAATCCAACTAGTCTAACTGACGCTAGTGTCAGTGCTACAGGGACCTATCTCTCGAATAAGTACCAAGATTTACTTTTGTATGCTTGCCTAGTAAATGCATATGCATACTTGAAAGGACCGCAGGATATGTTACAATACTATCAAGCGGCTTATAAAGAAGCTTTAGAAACGTATGCTACCGAACAAATTGGTCGTAGACGCAGAAACGAATACAATGATGGTGTTATTCGTCTTCCTATCAAATCTGAATCACCATCAAGTTATTAAAGGAGATAAAAAATATGGCAAACGTAATACCTTTTTCATTTAGAGGAGAACTCTTTTCGGGAACGCATAATTTTTCTTCTGGTGGTAACACATTTAAAATAGCGTTGTACACAGCAAATCCGTATACAACATCAAGCACGGTTAAAGTAGGAACTAGCGAAGTTAGTTCTTCTGGAGGAAGTAACTACACAACAGGTGGAGAAACTTTAGGTTCACAAGCTGTTGCTGCTTCGACAGCAGTTGCTTCAGTAGACTTTGCAGATGCAACTTGGTCATCAGCAACTTTTACAGCAGCCTTTGCAGCTATTTATAATAGTACTAACAGTGATAAACTTTGCGTTGTTTTAGATTTTGGAGGAAATAAAACTGCAACTAATGGCACGTTTAAAATTACCTTCCCAGATCCAGCAACACCAGCCAATGCAATTATAAGTATGGCATAGGAGAATAAATGGCTTTAGTAATAAATGACAGAGTAAAAGTAACAAGCACAACTACTGGCACAGGTGCGTTCGCACTTGGTTCAGCGGCAACTGGTTTTGAAACTTTTGCAGCAGGAATAGGAAACAACAATGAAACTTATTATTGTATCTTTAATCAAGGTACTAGTGAGTTTGAGGTAGGACGTGGTACATTAGATGGATCAAGTGCTAACTTAGCTAGAACTCAAGTTATCTCCAGTTCTAATTCAGACTCAGCTGTAGATTTTAGTTCAGGTACAAAAGATGTGTTCTGTACTTTACCTGCAAGTAAATCTGTTTATTTAGATGCTACAGGTAATCCGGTAGGAGCAGCAAGCAATGGTTTTGCATTAGCAATGGCGGTTGCATTATAGGAAATAAATATGGCACAAGATTTTAGAAACGTATTAGTTAGAACAATTGGAACATCAGATACTACACTGTTAGCGGGTGGAAACTATGATGCAGTTATTGGTATTAGATGTTGTAATATTTTAACATCAACTATTGCAATTGATGTTAAGATTGCAAAAGGCGGAGCTGATTACTTTTTAGCAAAAGGAGTAGTTATTCCACCAAACTCTGCAATTGAATTAATTCAAGGTGGAGCAAAAATTGTTTTAGCTAGTGGTGATACGTTAGAAGCCGTCTCTGATACAGCAAGTAGTTTAGACGTGGTTCTTTCGTACATCGATACAATTAGTTCGTAGGAGGAATTATGACTGCAATAATAAATGGTATCCAATATATTGGAGGCCAAACAGGACCGAATGAATTTATACCCAATCAAGCGGCAACGATTGATGGTACACAAACTATAGAAAGCGCTGTACTAGCAGGACCAATAACTATTCCTGCAACTATAACAGTAACAGGAACGTTGGTAATAGTTTAATGAGTAAAATAGAGGTAAATACAGTTGCACCACAATGCGGAACTACTTTAACACTAGGTGAATCTGGTGATACAGTAACTTTAGGAAGTGGTGCTAGTCAATCTGGTTTTGGTAGAACAGGGACCGTTGATTGGCAAACTGGATCTATTAAAACAGCGACTTTCACAGCAGCAAATGGTGAGGGTTATTTCGTAGATACCACTTCAGGTGCAATCACAGTTACACTTCCAGCTTCACCATCATCAGGTGATATAGTAGCAGTAGCAGATTATGCAGGAACAGCTGGAACTAATAGTATTTTTTTAGCAAGAAATGGTTCTAACTTTGAAGGAGCTGCTAATGATGGTGAAATTTCTGGAGATAGAAATACATTAACAGTAGTTTATGTTGATGCAACACAAGGTTGGGTACCTGTTAATGAAAATGTTGGTTCTTCAGAAAAAAATGTATTTATTTCAGCAACAGGTGGAACCGTTACAACTTGCGGAGATTTTAAAATTCATACATTCACAGGACCAGGTACTTTTTGTGTTTCAGCGGGTGCAGGTCCAGTAGCAAAAGTAGATTATGTAGTAGTAGCTGGAGGAGGTGGTGCTGGTGGTTCTACTAACCCTGGCGGAGGTGGAGCAGGAGGTGGAGCAGGAGGTTATAGAGAATCTCATTGTTCAACTACATCTGGTAGTTATGCAGCTAGTCCATTAGCAAGTTCAACTTCTTTACCTATTTCAGTAACAGGTTATCCAATTACAGTCGGCGGAGGTGGAACAGGAAAAGGACCAGGAGCTTATGTAAATGGATTTGGTTCAAATTCGATTTTTAGCACAATAACATCTGTAGGAGGTGGCGATGGTGGAATGAATAACAGTCCTGGAGAAGTTAGACCACCAACTACAATTTCAGATGGCTCAACATCAACAAGCACATATAATGGTGGACAAGGTGGATCTGGAGGTGGAGGTGGTTTTTTTAATCATTTAGGTGGTAAAGGAAATGAGCCTCCTGTAAGTCCATCACAAGGAAATAATGGTGGACAAGGTTCTGCAGGTCCACAATATTCTGGTGGTGGAGGAGGCGGTGCTGGAGCAGTTGGTTCTAATGCTTCTCCAGGTGCTGGAGGTAATGGAGGTGCAGGTGTAACATCATCTATAACATTATCACCAGTTGCTAGAGCTGGAGGAGGAGGTGGGGCTTCTTCTAGTAGTACAGATGGTTCAGGAGGATCAGGTGGTGGTGGATCAGGAACTTCGCCTGGTGGCACAGGAGGTGCAGGAACAGCTAACACTGGAGGAGGAGGTGGCGCTGGTGGATCACCAACAGATGCTACTGGTGGAGCAGGCGGATCAGGTATAGTTGTAATAAGGTATAAATATCAATAATTATGACAAGTACAATTAAAGTAAACAACATACAAAACCAATGCGGTGCTAACATCATTAATGAAAGCTCTAACACAATAACTTTAGGTGCAAGTGGCGATACCATTACTCTTGCATCAGGTGCATCGCAAACAGGTTTTGGTAGAACAGGAACTGTAGATTGGGTAACAACACCAAAGACTGCTACATTTACCGCAGTAAATGGTGAAGGATATTTTATAAATTCTGGAAGTGCTCTAACAGCAAATTTACCTGCTGGATCAGCAGGAGCTATTGTAGCTTTTTCTGATTATGCAAGAAATTTTGGAACATATAATTTTACAATAAGTCCAAATGGTTCAGAAAAAATTGGTGGTATAGCAACTGATGCAGTGTTAGCGAATGATGGTCAAGCTGCAACTTTTATATATGTAGATTCAACAAAAGGTTGGATTAATGTTCAAAACGTAGATGATTCAGTAGTAGGAGCACAATTTGTAGCAGCAACAGGAGGAAACACAACTGCAACCGTTGATACAAATTTTAAAGTTCATACATTTACAGGTCCAGGTACATTTTGTGTATCTTCTGCAGGAAATTCTGCAGGATCTAACAAAGTAGATTATTTAATAGTTGCCGGCGGTGGTGGCGGAGCTACTCAACACTCTGGTGGTGGAGGTGCAGGAGGTTTTAGAGGATCTTTTCCAAGCCCTAATGGTAACGCAGGTACAACACCAGTTTCAGTTCAAGGTTATCCAGTAACAGTTGGGGGTGGAGGAGCAAAAACTCCTACTGGCCCTAACGTAAATACAACAGCAACGCCAGGTGTTAATTCAACTTGGAATTCAATTACTTCAGCTGGTGGTGGTGGCGGTGGAGGCTACAATGGTTCAGGTCCTTTTGTTGCTGGTGCTAGTGGTGGATCAGGCGGCGGCGGTGCATCTGGGGCTCCAGGTGGCACAACTAGTGAACAAGGATCAGGAGGAGCAGGAAATACTCCTCCTCAATCTTCGCCCGCATCCCCCGTTCAAGGTCACGCTGGCGGATTTGGAACTGGTCACAATTATGGAGGCGGCGGTGGTGGCGGTGCTGCAGCAGTTGGAGCTAACGCTGGTACATCTCCAACAAATACTGCTGGTGCAGGAGGTGCTGGAAAACAAAACAATATTGATGGTAATAACTACTACTGGAGTGGTGGTGGCGGTGGTGGATCTCACGATTATTTAGGTGGAGCTGGTGGAATTGGCGGTGGTGGTGGCGGCGGTTCTTGTAGTGGTACTGCTGGAACCGGTGGAGGATCAGCAATTAATGCTGGAGGAAATGGTTCTAACACTAGTCCATCTTCAAATAAAACAGGTGGTAATGGTGGAGATAATTCTGGTGGTGGCGGAGCTGGTTCTGGTAATAATGGTTCTGATGCTGGAAACGGTGGATCAGGAATAGTAATATTAAGGTACAAATTTCAATAGGTAATATGAGTGAAATAAAAGTAAATAAAATTAGTCCAAGAACAGCGTGTGGTACAACTACATTAGGGGATAGTGGAGACACATTCACAATTCCTAGTGGTGTAACAATTACAAACAATGGAACACAGACAGGTTTTGGTAGAACAGGTGCAGTAGATTGGCAAACATCTAGTATTAAAACAAGCACATTTACAGCAGCAAGTGGCGAAGGATATTTTTGTAATACAACATCTGGTGGTTTTACAGTAAACCTACCTGCTGGATCAGCGGGTGCAATTGTAGCTCTTTCAGATTATACAAGAACTTTTAATACAAATAATTTAACAATTAGTCCAAATGGTTCTGAAAAAATAGGTGGTGTAGCGGATGATGCAATATTAAATGTTAATGGTCAGGCTATTACTTTAGTTTATGTGGATGGAACTGAAGGTTGGATTAATGTTCAAAATGCAGAGGACACAGAAACAGGATTAACTCCAGCTTTTGTTGCAGCTTCTGGTGGAAACACAACAGCCACTGTTTGTACAAATTTTAAAGTTCATACATTCACAGGACCAGGAACTTTCACTGTAAGTAATGCTGGTAATGCAGCAGGTTCTAACAAAATAGATTATTTAGTAGTCGCTGGTGGAGGTGGCGGAGCCACTCAACACTCTGGTGGAGGAGGTGCAGGAGGTTTTAGAGGATCTTTTCCAAGTCCTAATGGTAACGCAGGCACAGAAACAGTTACAGCACAAGCTTATCCAATTACAGTTGGTGGGGGTGGCGCTGGACAATCTGCTGCTCCTAGTGCAGGTGGGACAGCAACATCAGGTTCTAATTCTACTTGGAGTACAATCACTTCAAACGGTGGTGGTGGCGGTGGAGGTTATGATGGTGGTTGTGGAGTAGCTGGTGCTAGTGGTGGATCAGGCGGTGGTGGTGGATCTGCTAGTGGACCTGGGACTCAAGCTCCCCCAATAGCAGCAGGAGGGTCAGGAAATACTCCCGCTCAATCTTCACCCGCATCACCCGTTCAAGGTTTCGATGGTGGATCAGGAGCAGGTCACCAATCTGGAGGTGGTGGCGGAGGTGGTGCCGCAGCAGTTGGTGGAAATGGTGCTGGTGGAACTGGTGGAAACGCTGGTGCAGGAGGCGCTGGAAAACAAAATAATATTGATGGTAATAACTACTACTGGGGCGGTGGCGGTGGTGGTGGATCTCACGCTAACACTGGTGGAGCTGGTGGAATTGGTGGCGGAGGTGGAGGTGGATCTGTTCCTACTGATAGTGCTGGAGCTGGTGGTGGATCAGCAATTAATGCAGGTTCAGCTGCTTCAGGTCCTGGAAATGGTGGAGCTGGTGGAACTAACTCTGGTGGTGGAGGTGGTGCTAGTTTTTCTAATGGTACTAATGGTGCAACCGGCGGTTCAGGAATTGTAATAATAAGATATAAATTTCAGTAGTTGAATGGTAATTAAAATTAATATATAAGGAGAAACATTATGGCACATTTTGCAAAACTAGGAGCTAACAGTAAAGTTATTCAAGTATTAACACTTGATAACAAAGATATGTTAAATGCTGATGGTGTTGAAGA